CCCGCCAAACTTGGTAATCGGGGCAAGCGCGGCGCGAGTACCAACAACGAATTTCGCACCAGAGGTAGTGCGGTTGATTCTGTCAATGGCATTCTCAAGAACCGTTGCGTTCAACGGGCCACCAACAGAAGTGAAGTTGTTGGGCGTATTTGTGACATTCCACACAGTTGAGAGAGCCGCAAACACCTTGCCCGTATAGAAGTCACGCAGTTTGGCAAGCATTTCGGAGCGGATTTCATCAACCGTCCCCAACTCACCGCTTTCGAGTTCCCAAGCGTTGGCATGAACTTTAATATCAGCACCGTCCAGAACATAGTTAATTCTGTCCGAAACGGTAATTTCTGACGCAAGATGAATCTTGCCGGGGACAAGGGTTCTGACTTTAATCCCCTTACGAACCTTCTTCACGAGGGAATCCCCCGGCTTCAGGTTACGAGTGGGCATCAGCATCCCAATAATATCGGTCGTAATATGGTTGGGCTGAACCCATTCAACGAGCAATTCTGCAACGGCTTGCTTATCTCCACCCTTAACGAGAGAAGCAAAAGCCTCCTGCAATTCTTTCTTTTCCATTTAGATTTCCTCCAGATTATTCAACACGCACAGTCAGCGCGCCGGTTGAAGCGTCAAACTTCTCTACCACTCCAATAACACCGGCAGCCATCGTAGCGGTGTATTTGAGTTTTCCAGCATTAGAAGCACCATCCGTAGTAGCATCCGCAACAATCACGGCCGCTCCGGGGGTAGTAAGCCCGGCGTTATAAATATACGCGCCTGAGGGAAGCGTGAAAGTGCCTTCCGTATAAGCAAGAGCCATAGAGCCGGATGGAATAGTCTGTCCTTCTTGAAGACCAGGGGGAGTCAGCCAGACACGGGTATTGAGCGGGTCACTCTGCGAACGCACCCAACCACCACGAAAATCAAAGGCCGTGTTGGGAACTTCGATAATCGGGGGCGTGCGGTTGTCAACAGCAAACGTAATGCAATATTTTGCCCGTTTCGCCTCTTCAGCCGTCTGGGGGAGTTTAGCCCCCGGTACATCCTCGAAGGTGTTCATATACAGCCCGGCGAAGGCGTTGCCGGTCAAGCAGACAAACCTGCCCTCCACCATATCGGACTGCGCCACGACACCCAAAACATCTTCAAAACGATTAATTTCCATTACTTCTTACCTCACTTTTTATATTCACGAAGAAGTTTAGCAAGTTCCTTAGGGGATAGTTGTTTTACTTCTTCGGTCAGATTAGGAATTTTAGGCTTGTCCACATTCAGGGACGCCTGTGTAGACTTGAATTGAATAAATTCCTGAAGGATAAACTCCAACTGTTCAGGGGACATCTTCAGAAGTTTCTCGCCATTTTCATCGAAATACGAGTCATCCTTCTGAATTCCAGCATCTGCAAACTTTGCTTTAATCTCCGCGAGTTTCTGTGCTTTGGCTTCTTTTTCCTCAATGCTGGCTTTGAATTCTTTCAGAGCCGCAATCTCAGCCAACATAGAAGACTTTTCGGATTCCAGTTCTTCCACTCTCGCCTGAAGAGATTCAACCAGTTGCTGTTTCTCGGAAAGCGTTGACTCAAGAGATGCGAGTTTACCCTCCAACTCAGACAAGTTTTTGTTTTCCAACTTTTCCTCCGCGTCAGAAGTTTCTTTATAAATACCCCCATATAATTCTGACAAATATTGATTGATTTTAGCCCGAACACTCCCCCTAATTTCTTCGGGGAATTCGGACTTTTCTAACTCTTTTGCCGCTTCAAGCAGTCTTGATTCACTTACAAGACCGGTTGCATCCTTGATGGCAAAATATCTCTCTCCCCCTTCCCCAACGTATAAAAATGATTCATCCGGCAAGTTTTCAATATACGCAGGACTCCATAATTCGGCTTTGGCGGCAATTGCCAAAAAGCGGGTTCTTCCCTGATAGGCTGGATTTTTAACGATAGACACCCCATTCAAAATCACGTCATGCAGGGCAATAACGCCACCATCCTCTATGACCTGGTTCGCAAAACTAACTTCCCACGAAACATTAACCTCCCCGGCGGTCTCCATTTGGTTTTTTATATACTCTACGTCTTCGGGTCTCTCTATCCCCCATAAAGCAGCAAGGGCAAGAATACGATTAGTGCCGTCATCTAATGTTTCTTCCATTAGATGGGTAATAACCCCAACAGGCTTTGCGTTCTCATGTCCGCCGATTTCCCCGTCCACCATTTTTACGGGCATGTAAACACCCGTTTTCAAGATATTAGGAAACTCTTCTTTGGGGATTCTGTGCCTGTTCCCGTTTGGCAAGTCATCTGTCAAAACAAACTTTGCCATCGTAACAAGCGGGTTGTATAATAATGCGGAGTCTGCGGATTTCATACTTCTATTATTAAATTTTATCGTATTTTTAACATTTGTGTTACTTTTGGGTGTCATTTATACCTCCGCCCTGTTCATTTTGAGTATCGGGAGTGGGATTTACAGATGTTGGCGCACTGTAGGGGTTTAATCCATACAGAGGAACGTTCCTCTTCTGTAACTCCGTTGTTTCAAATTCCAGTTTATCCAACTGGTCTATAAAGTCAAACCCCAACTGTTTTGCAAAATCAGTACGACTGATTGCCGAAATGTCATAAAGTTTCGAGAGGCTTTGGACAAATTCAGAGAAGCGATACAAGTTGATGGTGGCAAACGAAACCTGCGGGGCAGACTTGAATCCATTACGGATTGCCACTTCGTTGCATATATAACGGATAACCTGAATAATCTTTTCCCTGAAATTGGTCATGGTATTCACGGGTGACAGGCTTGCAATTTCAGGATTCGACGTCCCGCTCCGAAGAGATTCGCCTGTTATCAAAACTCTGGGGAAGCCTAAGGCAAATAGAATTTCTTGATTTATATCGTCGTACTTTTTGGTGTCCAGCAGGATACTGGAATCTGGGAAAATCCACTTTAAATCTACCGTATGGTTCGTTACCAACTGGAAAATTCTTTCGGACAGTTGTTCATTATTTCCCCTCATCCGCAACTTGGAAGCAAGGTCTTCCAAGACCGCCTGGTCTTCTGGAGAATCTGTAATCGGATACTGGTCATTTCCAACCCGTGCAAGAAGAATTGCACTGATAACCTTATCCATGATAGAATAATCCACCCTGCGGAGTTTCCTTTTATGCTGAAGCGCATCCAACGCGGGGGCAATAAAGGGAATCGGGTATGGGGCATCGGATAGGTATTTCCTGCGGATTATGAGCGGATTTTCTAACTGAATTTCTTTTTCCCCACGTTCAATCGCCTTTACGAAATCCGGGTAGAACTTCTTCAGATTATCATATAAAGTCTTATCTTCCTTCCCGTCAGCAAACTTGCCTTTGTTTTTAACGAACACAAATACATCGTCTGGGATTTTCACGAAATAGGCGGGCTGGTCATTCAACCAGTAAGAATAAATCTTTATCGTCTTGGGGTCTCTAATTGTCAACGAATCGGGGATAACTATACTCGAATACTTCTTTACCCCCATCGAAAAAATTAAATTTTTGTCGGTAACTTTTTTATACCCAACTTCCGGTACAACAAGTCCTGAAAGAAGGAATTCCAAAGCCATCTGTTCAGCAAATTCTAAAAGGCGTGGCTTGATAGCCCCGAACAGCCTGAACTCATTTTCTGTCAGTCCGTTTTTTGAAAAAACAAGGTCGTTGATACCAAACTCGACAAGTTTATTCAGAACAGTAGATGCGAGCGGTTCGGTTCTATAAAAGAACCTACTCAAAGAAACCGCTTGAACAAATTCATCATACCCATAGGACTTTGACATCGTCTTTCTAGCGTCAGTCCAGGGGTTTGTGGTTGGCATTCCAAACTCCGCCAATGCCACATTTCCTAAATGTTTTTCAGAAGATTCTTTCGACATAATCAATACACCCAAAATGACCCAACAAGTTTCTTTCTCGGGGTCTGAAGATTAAATTCTCGAACCAGATGAAAAGCCCCAACCCCACATAGAAGCGCAGATGTAAAATGGTCTTCGCCCCTTTTTCCACCGCGCTCTGTAAGGGTTTTATAGACAATATCCCCATTGATATTCTTTGTATAAGTCATGCGCTCCAATTCTGCCATCATATCAGGGTCGGTTGATGAGTATACAAGCCTCCCAGAGTTAGAATACTCTTGTAACAGAGAAACCGTAAAAACTTTTGTCTTTACCCTTTCTTCAGTACCATCCGGACCCTTGCTAACTGTAATAGAAGATGAAAAGTCAATCGGGATTAGCCGTTCGTTATATCGTTTACTGGCGTAATCACTATGGTTTTGCAAATTCTGAATAATCGAAATTCCAGCATTCCCCCTGTCCATGCCTATAATTGACGGTGCAAACCGTGTGTCTATCTGGTCAACAATTTTTTCTTGTACATTATAGGGTACTTTTGTGAGTTTTATTCTACCATGAAAACGCAAACGTTCCTTCTCATCAAGATATAAGAGAATAATCGCGGTTGGTTCCGTATACCCCAAATCTACCCCAAGAACCACGCCGTAGTTTTTAGGAACTTGGGGGAAGGCTTGTATCTTCGCCAGCATCGCCCCTAATTCATTTTCTTTCACCCCATCTATTTCGAGGCGAGTCACCGGGTAAGATTCCATAGTAAAGGCAAAGCGGTCGAATAGAGAATAAACAGGCTTGCCATGTTCTCCCAGTACATAATGTACCCAGTCATCACTTCCCTCTCCCCCATATTGTTCCCTAAACTTCTCGAAATCCTTTTCTGTAAGTCTAGGGTTTTGAAAAGATGATACTCTATGCTTTGTATAGATAGCATTTTCTCTATCCACATGATAGAGTGTATTTTTTTCTCTTAACCCAGTTGGTACACCACAAACCACCTCTCTATGTCCAAAGGTTGGGGTATTCAAGTCCGGCTGCATTTCAATAAAAGCATTCCAGGGGAAATAACCTCCCTCATCT